TATGCCTGAATGGCTTCAAAAAATCCACCACTAAAGAACGCACCACCAAAAAACGGGCCTTCAATCATACGTCTTCAGAACCAGCGTACTGCGTAAAAGTCTTCAGAACACCATACATAGCGGGGATTAAATCACCTTTTAAATCCTCAACTGAGATGTAATGAGCCTGTTGCTGGATAGAAGGCCATCCTGCTTTACGGGCTTCCTCTGTTGCGTGGATTTCCACTTGAACTTGGATTTGGTCTTTTGTACCAAAGAAGTTAGTGATACGGGCATAAGCCTGAGTTTCAGACTGTCCGTTTGTGTTGTTGATTGCTGTTATCTTGAGGGCCATATCAGTTCCAAGGTAGTGGTGCGGGTTGTGGTGTTGGGACTGCCGCTTGTGCAATCAGCATATCCACTTCGTTTTCCATCGCAGATACTCGCGCTGGGCCAAGGGCGGCTTGTGTCCACTCTAGGGCTTGCGCTTGGGTAATCTGGTCAAATGGCGTAAAACTATCTGGATTTGCGGGTAGCAAGTTTACAGAATAGTTAACCTGTTGACCATCTTTTGCAATGGTAAAGTTAGACATAACAACTGTCTGCGGTTCAGGCGTGTTCATGACCTGAAGTGAATTGATTGTCCAGTTATACATTTGGAATCTCCTTAGTTAATTCATCAAGTTGGGCTTTGAGGTTTTGCATCACAACCCATGCGCCTGTCTTAGTCTGTTGCTCTCCAAGAAGTGCAATCAGATATTCAATTTCTTGTTTAGATAATTTGATATTCATGTTATGACCGCCAGTTTACGAACAGTACCACCAGAATCTTTGATTTCAATATATCCTGAAACTGCTGTATCTGCTGTTCCTGTGTGTGTTCCAAACCTTACGTTACCTGTTCCTTTGGGTGTAAAAGCAAGGTCAATGTTTGTGTCTGAACCAACTACCGCAATTGTTGGAGCTGTTCCTGTTGCAGAACCAACTAATGTCATTCTGTTGACTGCTGAATTAACATTTAAAATATCAACTTGACGACCACCACCAGTAATAAAAGCGTATGAACCTGCGGCTTTTGTTTGGAATGTTAATCCTACGTTTGTGTCACTTCCTGCGGTACTAATACTTGCATTGTTAGTTGTACTGCCCCCCGTTACTTGTACGAAGTTAACAGCAGAGGCTGTGTGGGCTACGTTAAGTTGCGTTGTTCCTGAGTTATCTGTTTGTAAAGACAGTGTCCCGCCAGATGTTTGGATTTGAGCAGTTGTTGCAGTTGAGCGAAAGATTGGCCCACCAGTAGAACCAAATACTTCCCAAAAAGTTGATGCACTAGCAATGTCAGTACGAACACGGAAGTGCGTTCCACCATTACCAGAAAATATTGAATTACCACTAGAAGCAAAATTAAACCCGCCCGTACCTTTAGTAGACAGGTTTAAACCAATATTTGTATCTGAACCTTGTGCAGAAATCGTAGGAGGACCCGCAGTAACCGCACCCGTTACCTGTACATAGTTAACAGCAGAAGTAGTGTTAGCTATTTGAAATTGTGTTGCAAAGGCGGTTTGAAAAATTACAGCTCCAGTTCCTTTAGAACCAATTTGCAAACTAATATTTGCGCCAGTACCACCAACCCCGAAAAACGCTACATTTGGAAACTGTGAACCAGCAAATTCAGGATAAGAAACAAGCGTTCCACCAGTAGATGTAAAGTTTGCAAATGTGCCGCCAGAATTATTAAATTTAATATTGCCAGTACCCTTGGTAGTCAGGTTTAGGTCTATGTTGGTGTCTGAGCCTTGAGCAGAAAGGGCAGGGCCAGTACCTGTGGCAGAACCTGATGCGTCTAAATAATTAACTGCACTTGTAGAACCGCCAACACCAACGCTGAAATGAAATGATGATGTTGCGTTGTTGTTAAAAAATGCCGCAATACGAGCGGTTCCTTTGGAAGTAAAACTTAAACCAGTATTGGTGTCAGAGCCTTGTGCTGAAATTACAGAACGTCCACCAGTAGCCGCACCCGTTACTTGTACAAAGTTAACAGTAGAGGCTGTATGGGTTACCCGCATCTGCTCTGTAGCAAAAGCGTTGTTACTTGTATTTGTAGCTAAGACTAAAAAACCCGTCCCCTTTGAAGCAAGCACTAAATTACTTCCTGCGCCAGAACCATAAGGAGAAACATATACAGTGTTTTGTGCAGAACTGCCTGCAAAAACACCAAGCCCAGCAACAACGGCTCCACCGAAATCGGCAACTCTAACCGCAGTGCCATTACCAGTATTTAAGTTAACCGCACCAGTACCCTTAGTAGTCAGGTTTAGGTCTATGTTTGTGTCTGAGCCAGCAACAGAATGAATAGGGCCAGAGCCTGTAGCAGACCCTGTTAGTTGATGGTAATTGACTGCTGATGCGGTGTTGCTGACTCGCATCTGTTCTTGACCAATGTTGTTTGTGTAAAAACGAACAGCACCTGTTCCTGCACTACTTGCATACAGAGAGCCATCAGACTGTAAGCCTAGACCTGCTACACCTGAAAAGGATAGGGTAGGAGTTCCGTAAATGGCTGTTGTGGTTGTGGGGATGTAGGTGTTTAGAGTGCCACCTAATTCAGTCTGTGCGCCCCAGATGTTAATACCAGAAGTTCCATTGCCTGTATAACTAAACGATGTTCCATCAGGACTTAAATAAATACCAAAAGTAAATTGAGATACTGAGGTAACAACAATAGAAATTCTGTACCAATCATTACCAACATAAGTTAATGCCGCTGATGTTGGTGCGCTAATAAAGTTGCCCAAAACAGAACCGCCACCACCAGCAGTAATGTTGAAGTATTTACCTTGCGCTACAGAACCATCATACAAAGCGCAAAAGTTTCTACCATTGGCTTTTACATAAGCAGATAAAGTAATTGTCGTGCCAGAAACAATGGTTCTAGCTGGTTGGTTAATGTAGTGTAGAGTAGTAGCGGTATCTTCAGTTAACGTGCAAGCCGTAGATGTTGAGTCAGGTGCAGTTGCTGTTGAAGATGTAATAGAAGCATTTGATTTGCCCCAAGCCGCATTTGCAAAAGTCTGGCTTTGAAGCGTTAAATTCTGACCAGTACCCTTTAACACTTCTGTCTGAGCAGTCAGCGTAGTAAACGTACCAGCCGCAGGGGTTGTTGCTCCAATCGTTGTGCCGTTGATTGTGCCGCCTGTGATGGCTACTGCGTTAGCGTTCTGCTCGGCCATTGTTCCCACGCCAGCTAGTGTGTGGTCTGCATTCCAAGCCGCAGCGCCGGTTGAGCTGAACGTGCTATCGGCTGGTGTGGTGTGGGTAACAACAACTGTCATGCTAAGAACCGCAGTTTGTAGAGCGTGGTCAAATACAGCTCAATGATGTTGTCAATAAGCTGTTGCAATGTCGAGTCAGACTTCTCGCACACATCATATCTTGCCTCTTCTATGTCAGCAAGCTGACCCTGCAAAAACTCAATAATGTTGTTTGTCTTCTTGCCAGACTGTAAAGTGATTGGCCCCATCAAACCATGCCGGCCTTGATAGGCTTCAGCAAATGCGTCAGCCAAGTCAATAATCTCATCATAGAACGTGCCAAGCGCCATGTGCTTGCTGAAACTGCGAGTGTTCAGATGCACTGAATGAGCTACATCTCTTGCCAAAAACAACTGGCCTACAAAATCCGCTGCTTTCATTGTGGTATTCCTTGCTCAGGCTCACGCATTTCAGGCATCATCAAGTTCTGTGACTCCATGGCCGCAGCAACCACGCCCATGGCAATGTCTTGGATCTGCTCCTCGCTCATGCCGGCCTGCACTGCTGAAATACGCTGAGTCTCTGCGCTGTAGGCTTTAATCTCAGCTTCAAACGTCTTAATGTCCAAGTCGCGCGCTTCCATGGACTGCTGCACGTTTTGAAGCATCTGATACATGTTTTCCATTTCTTGACCCATGGCCTGCATCTGCATCTCAGCAGCTTGCAACTCAGGCGACTTATCGCCGTCTTCCATGAGCTTGGGATCAATGGTCTTGGCAAAGCGTTTGCTCATTTCCTGAGCGCCTGGCCAGTCCATGTTCTTCACAAACAAATCGCCAGCCACCTGCCACAGCTGTGGGTTGCCTTGCAGCAACTGAGCCATGGCTTCTAAGGCTTCCTGACGTTTAGTCGCGTAGCCTGGGCCAGTCGTGGCCACCACGTCGTACTTGCCAACACCTGGGTTGTAGATCTTCTCGATCACCACGTCAGGATTGTTCATGTCGCGGATTTCTTTGACCGGTTCCTCTTGCTCAGGATTGATCTTGACCATCTTTGTCTCGCCGTCTTCACCAATGATGCGGGCAATACGCTGTGTGTCGTAAATCTTAGGGATTAGGTCAACCAATTGTCTTGCAACGTGCCTTACAGCACGGGTCAGGTTGTCACCGTAGTGGTAAGTTCCTACATCACCCTCACGCTGGCGAGCCAAAATGGCTTTGCCTGAACGTTCGTTGGAACCCATGCCCAAAGAAGCGTTGTACTGGCCCGTTGTAGACTTAATGTCCTCAGATGCGCCAGCTTTGGCCTGTAATAGACCGCTAGAAGCCATTGGCGGCTGTGCACGCTGGGGTAGTGGCAACACGGCGCCTTGGCCGTCTGTAACGTCTGGATTGACCTCTAAATAAGGCCAATTGTTTGTGTTAGCCGTCTTCCACTTGTCTTCGTAGCCCTCAAACTGGCCACCGTAGCCAATGAACGGTGCTTTAGGCGCCAAAGCAAGCATTTCAGCCTCTTGTGACACCCAATAGTTGTACATGCGCTGGGCATCTTTGGCGTTACGCACAAGGCCGCTGACGTAGAGGCGTCCATCAACCTCAAACTCATTGCCAACCACGCGGATGACGGGAATCCATTTGCCGGCCCAGTCGTTTTGCTCTAAGATTTCATACCCGTTGATCTTGCAGTATTTGACCTTGGGGTTGACTGATTCGCGCGTGCGCTTGGGCTTGCCGTAAACTGCCTTCATTTGGTCGTCTTCAGCCGTACCAGCAAAAGCTGTCTGCCCGCCTGGGTACATGTTTAGTTTGGCTTTTTCGTAGTCAATATAGTAATAACTGGCAATGCGTACAGTGTCCTCATTGAGCCAGTTGCTGATTGACTGATCACCTACACCGAGCGACTGCAAGGTAGAGATAGGCGCAGCGTCTGGGTACTGGCGCTCATACTCCGCTTTGGTCAGATCTTCAGTGATAAAGCAATATTTAGCATCTGCACCCGTTGGGTCTTGGATCAATGGATCCATGTACACCGAAAATGAGTTGCGAATGCGGCCAATCTTGATGTCTTGATCAAACGTGTTAGGTTCGCAATACTCAGTCATCAGCGTGATGTAACCCTCGCCGTAAGCCACTTGGTTTTCACACGCTGTGTCGTATGCTACGTCGGCGTCGCTGATGTATTCGATGTGGCGAATCATGCCGTTGAAGATCTCAGCCACTTGCACGTCAGCGTTGTCGTCCACTGGAATGACTTTAGCGCCTGGGCGGTTCTGACGCATGTCATTCGTCACCTGACGAACGTGTTGCGGCAGTTTGTTAATTGTGAGTGTCGGGCGTGCGTTGATTGTCTGACCCTGCACCGCACCGCGAGTGGCCAATACGTCAGCAGGCCACTGCCAGTGGTTGTCTGGAGATCCAGCGTAGAAACGCAGGTCGTCGATTTCGTCTTCCCGTGACTCAGCAAGGGCAGAAACAGCCATGTCTAGCCTAGCGCGAGCAACGGTCAGTATGTCAGAGTCACTCTTTGGTGGTTTGCCGCCAGCTGCTACGTTAGCAACGGCGACCATGCCTGTTGAATCTGCCATATTATTTCTTTTTGGCCGTCTTGGCCGATTCTTTAAAAGCCTTGGCGGTGGGCGCGCCCTTGTCGCCAGGGGAACGCATCTTTTCTTTGGAGCCGGCGGCTATCCGAGCCTGTTTTGCGTTGATATTGGCATAAAGTCCGGGCTTTTTCATTTACGATCCCATCCAAGAAGTAGTCACCACGCTTCGATCTGAATACATGCGGCGCTGCGTGGGTTCACGCGCCTCACGGTGGGCCACAGGGTAGGCAAAAGTCACACAAATCGCGTCTGCCGCGTCTGGTGAAGCCAGTCCCCGTGCCTTCATGTCCTTTTTCGACTCCAAGAAGATTGTACCCTTAGAGTCGGGCTTCATCATAGGTGAAATTAGATCAGTTTTGAGAAATCTGTCAAGCGGAATTGATGCCGTTTTGAGCCAATCTTTCATCGACCCCCACATTTCAGCCCTTTTGTTGCCGTACATGATGGGATTCTTAGACTTATTACCAAAGTTAATGCCCTTGACCTTGTAGCGCTGCTCTTTGAGCCTGTCCACAATGCCTGCGCCCAAGCCCCCTTCGTCAATCACGACCAAGGTCGGCTTAAACTCCTCTATCACCTCAATAATATGCCCCACCACCGTCATGGTGTCGTCGCCCCTGTGCCTGTCAATCCGCACAATATCCCGCCCTTGCCGCACTGCAATGACTGTCGCATCCGCGCCAAAGCGTGCAGGGTCAACACCGATCACTATTGGAGCACTGGCGTCTTGATACTGCGGCCTTTTCATCGCCTCATCGACTAAGAAAGCGCCAATAAACTGATCGTCGCCCTCAGACGGGAACTGACCGTACACCTCGACGTGCGCCTGTGCTGAGTCTGGGCCGTATTCGTCAATGATGCCCTGATACACCTGTTTGTCTGTGCCCTCTACCGTGCGGGCGTCCACCACCTTTGTTGTCCAAAAACCTCGTTTGCTGTTGAACGTTTCGTAGAAGTACCCCGTGTTACGCCGTGGGTTGCTAAACGCCATCCAAAACCTGTTGGGCGTGTTCTCGGTAAAGAAACCAGCCGTTACAGCCCAGATTGAGTCATCTATACCAGACGCCTCGTCAAACACGACCAGCACACCATCAAAGTTGTGCACACCTGCGTACGCGTCTGGATTCTCCGCTGACCACAGCCGCCCCTCAACGCCCCAGTAGCGTGTGCCCTTCCTGAGATCACGCTCGACTAATTCGGTGAGCCACTTAGCCGGCATCAGCCTGGTGGCTGACACCTCAAACCAGTGCGAGTTAAGACTCATCGCTAGCCACTTGGTAATCTCAGCCCAAGTGACAGACCTAAGCTGTGATTCTGAGTTGGCTGAGATGATGGTGGTTGAGCCAATCCTTGTGGACAGCATCCAGATCGTGATCCAGCTGACCAACGCCGACTTACCAATACCACGGCCTGAAGAGACGGCGCTTCTTAGCGTGTCAAAGTCTATCTTGCCCTGGTTCTGTTTGATGTGGTCAGCGATCTGTTGTAAGACCTCACGCTGCCATTTGCGCGGGCCTTTGAAGTGCTCCAGTGGCGTGCCCTGCTGGCCCCATGGAAACGTAAACATCACAAACGCCAGTGGGTTGTCCTTGATCGCTGGCGCCCATAGGCGTGCCATCAGTTCCTGTTCGTCTTCAGCGCTGTATATGGTCGATTGCATCTTGCTCCTTGGCCTGTACATCAATCACATCTAGCCTCTTAGCCGCCTCGGCCAGTGCGCCAGTGATGGATATGCGCTGATCCACTTCGACAGATATGGCCTGCTTGGCCACCCAGCCGTGCTGGTGCTTCAAAACTTCTAGCGCCATCTTAGCGTCGCCCTCTAACGCGGCGCTCCTGACAATCTTGGCCATCTCTATCTCACCGTCGGCTTTGCCTTTTTGCGCAGCTATCTCCACAACGGGGTCAAGTTGCGTGAGTTGTCGGTATTCGGTGGGCAGCATGCCGGCGGCCAAGGCTAAGGAATCACCTTTAAGGCCCAGCTTGGCGGCGTCATATACCGCCTTTAAGCGTGACTCTGTCGCCTGCACATTGCGCGGCGTGAATGGAATTGAATAGAACATAGGCTCTCCATGCTTGTTGCACGTAACTGGATTCTACACAATAAAAAAAATTTAAAAAACAGTTGGCTGGTGGCTATAAAAAAATTGTTCACGGCCCGTACGTTTTCGTTGGCCCTATGCCGTCGGCCCTACCCATCCCCCTCCTAGCATTGTGGTTATTTTTATGTGCCTGCTAGCCTTTGGGTCATTTGGGTCATTTGGGTCACGGTTTTAAATTGCATGCTGGCGCCAGCATGGCCGCCGGTTATTGGGTCATTTGGGTCATGTGTTTTTATATGCATGCCGTCATTTGGGTCATTTGGGTCATGTGTTTTTATGTGACCCAAATGACCTAAAAGCGTAGATCTGGCGCCCTGGGTGATAACCGGCTTTGGGTCATTTGGGTCATTTGGTCATCGTTTTAAAATTGGCGCGGGTAGAGTCGTCAACTTAGCGTTACAGTCCTACTAAGGGTATACCCTTATATCAAAATCTTTTATTTTCTTAATTAGAATCAATGACCCAAATGACCCAAAACCCTAGAATTGTGAGCGCGCATGCTGGCTGGCGCTTAGGTCATTTATTTAATTTTCATGGCCAATCAATGACCCAAATGACCCAATTATGCAAATTTTGCATAGTTGCAAATAAATGCTTGACAGTGTAAATAATTCCCTTACAATAGCTACACTGGCAACGAAAAGCCGGTATCAACTAACCTAAGGAACAACATGACCAAATCTGAAATTCGCGAATTGCAATTGATCACAAAATACCGCGCAGCTGGCTTAGGCCCTGATTATGTTGCGCGCGCTATATCTGCGCTCATTCGCTGCGCTCGCAGCCAAAAAAGCGCCGAAGCGCTGCGCGCTCATGCCCTGGCCTTCGGTGTGACAAATCATCCTGAATTTATCGCGTAATTAAACCGGCCGGCTTCGCGCCGGCCACTAACCTAAAAGGCACAAAATGAAAATCGACCTAAAAAAGATCCTGGAGCAATTGACGGTAGAGCAAGCCGAAGCCTGGCGCGATACTAACGAGAAATTTCTTTACGTTGACGACGTAATTTTGCCCCAGCATGGCCTTGGATTAAATTCATTACCCGACGGCGCGATGTACGGCGTTTTGAATGCAATTGAAGACGCATTCGAAATAATTCTCGAAAATGCTCCAGGATCTCGCGCCCTGGACTAAAAATCTGTAAGCCTGGAGCAAAACACTAAAAATGCTCCAGGCTTACAAAATTAAACTCAACTCAACTAAAGGCAAAACAACATGAAAAAAGCATTATTAGATCTACTGGCCGCCGTCGTTATCGCTGGCGCTTTGCTTATCGGCGCCCTGGCTTATTTTGACGTATTGGTGAAATAAGGGGCGCCAAATGAAAACAACAAAACCCTTAGGATATATTTTGTATGACGGCCCTTCAATGATCGACGGCGCGCCCATTGTCGTGATTGTCAATAAAATCGACGGGTCCGACAACGCGAAAACCGGCGCTATGGTTCAGACATTTATTATCCGGTCCGATATCGCGCCGACCGAAGCGCTGAGCACCGGCGACGACGCGTCAATCTGCGGCGACTGTGAACACCGGCCGATTTTGGCCAAAAAAACCGGAAAACCGCCGTGCTATGTCAACGTCGGCCGGTCGGTCCGGTCGGTTTACGAAGCATATAAGCGCGGCCGGTATGAGCGCGCCGACGCGGCCACTATAGCGCGCGCGATCGCTGGTTTACTTTTAAGGATCGGCACGTACGGCGACCCGTTCGCTGCGCCGGTCGAATACTGGCGCGCGCTGGTGCAACATGTGGCCGGTCATTCGGGTTATTCGCATGCATGGAAAAACCCAAATTTTGATCACGCCGCCTGGGCGCCGCTTTTAATGGCCAGCGCCGATTCTATCGACGACGCGGCGCATGCCAATTTATTAGGCATGCGGGTTTTTAGGGTATCGGTCGGCATTGACAAGCAAGCCGGCGAGACGACGTGCCCGGCCAGCGCCGAAGGTGGCAAGCGCGCGACATGCGCCAGCTGTTTATTATGCGCCGGCACCAGCAAGCAAGCGCGCGACATTGTGATTGCAGATCACGCCAGCGGCCACCAGCGCCGCGTTATATCAATTACAGCAACAGCATAAAGGGGCACAAAATGAGCTATACATTAAAACGATCAATCACCGGCTTGTCATATGACGATATAAAGCGCATATATGATCAAAACCCTAATTTAACCCTTAAGGAATTGTCAAATTTGACGGGTTATGCAATCCCTTTTCTTAAGAAAATTCTATTAGAAGAGGGCGCCAAATGACAATTAAAAGCATGCGCGCAAAATACCCCGGCCACTGCAGCCGGAGCGGCGCCAGGATCAACCCGGGCGATGATATTAAATTTGACACCATAACGCGCCGCGCTTGGCTAGATGAACCCGGCGACTCCCGCGTCGTTTTCTACGGTGACAATGGCCCCAGCACGTTCTACCGTAACCCGCGCGGCCGGTGTATTGACGCGCCGTGCTGCGGCTGCTGCACTATCTAGCACGCGACTTTATGCGGCCCTGGTGGCCGTATAGGGGCGCGCGCTGGTGCGCGCTATAACCTAAAGGTAAACTATGAGCGAAGACCTAATGAACGCGCTGCAAGCGCTTATTTTCTATTCGGATCTAATCGCGCCGGATCTACCGGACAACGCGCGCGCCGACAATTTTCAAATTGCATTAGACCGGGCGCGCGAAGCGCTGGATAAGGTGGCCACATGACCCATTATGACAAAACCCTCATAACATTTCACCGGGGTAATGCTTTCACGCCAGAAGGCATAGACGCGGCGCCCTTCGCTATTTTGACGATCAATGACTTAGTCGACCGAAAATTGATCGAGGCAATTTGCGCGCTTATGCGTAAACACGTCAACGCCGAACATCAAGATTTTTGCAACATCAAAATTTCAACCGAAGATTGGGACACTTAAATGCTAAAAATGAGATTAGGCCGGACAATCTATATTGTCAACGATGACCACGCCGGCGCGGTAATGAATGAGCACGCCAAATGCACCGGCAAGCATAGGACCGTAAAAAGTAAGGGTCCGGAGCGCCGTTATTTTCCGAACTATTGGGTCGACATGAGCACGGCCGATTATGTGGCCATGTACTACGGTTTAAACAGTGGCCGAGGTCACCAGGGTAAGGGCGCGCCGTACGGCAGCGAAAACACGTTGACCGGCTTTTATGAGAATTTAAACACGGCCCCAGCGGCCACATACACCGGAGAGGATCTATATGAAAACGAAGGATAATCTACACCCACTGATGCGCGAGATCATCGCGCCATGGGCGCCGCTCACGTATGCGGATCATTATTACGTCGATCTTGGGTTTAGATACGAGCGCGGCCAGGTATCGGAGCATGAATACAAGATGGCCCTGGCCGAAGGCCCGGACGCGCGCCGGCTTATGAGCCGGGGCGCCATGGAAGCGATGCGGAGCGCCTATTGATGGCCCTACTATTTGCGCTTATACTGG